GCCGGGGCAGACGGGGAACCCGAACGGGCGCCCGCCGGACTTTTTAGGCCGTGCCTTGCGAAAAAATATGTCGCCTAAAGAATTAGAGGATCTAGCGAATCTCGTTTCGTCAATGAATCTGACGGAGCTAAAAAAGTTTGTTAAGGATCCCTCCCGCCCTGCAATTCACCATGTCTTCGCCAACGCGATTCTAGGGGCGATTCGCCGTAAAGAGTTCACAACGTTTGATAAGATCTTAGGCCGGATGATCGGGCGTCCGCGCCAAGTACCCGAGACGCTTCCGAGCATTGGCCCTGAAACTCCGGACGAGGCGAAAACGTTTTCTGATTTCTGCCTGAAATGCGGTTATCCGAGACCTTTCCCAAAACAGGTGGAGATGTACGAATTCGGCATCGAGGGGAAAGACGTCCGCCTCTTGCTTGGCGCCCGCGGCTACGGAAAGACGGACTACGTTGTCCTGTTGGGTGTTGCCTATAAGATTTTCAAAGCCTATCAAGTGAAGGCGAACTTCTCCGCGCTCTTGATTACAAAATCCCAAGAGCGAAACGCTTCGATCCTTCGGGAGATCGCCGAAGCGCTTCTGCGGAACGGGGTCGTTCTGGAGCGAAACAACGCAAGCACGGTTCGCGTTGCGGGGAAGATCGGAAAGGATCACTCGATTTCGTCTCTGACGATCGGGTCTTGCAGCTTGCGCGGACGTCACCCCGATCTAGTTCTCTTTGACGATCCGGTCACGCCGGAGGATACGAGCGCCGTGACGCGGCGGAAGGTGAAGCGCGTCTATGACGAGGTGGTCGGGAAGATCTGCGGAAACGTCGTTCTGATCGGACAGCCGGTTCACCGCGACGACCTCTATCAAATGCTTCGCCCGAAACTGAAACAAGTGAAGGAAGTTCCTTACGGTTCCATTCCCGAGCTAGACGTGGACCTCGACGTTCAGCGGCTCGCGGGCGTTTCGGAGGAGACGATTCAAGCCAGCTATCACTTGAAGATTGTCTCGACCAACGCGACGCCGTTCGATGCGGTCAAGTATGTTGACGATCTCCCCGCCGGGTCAGGAATTGCCTGGATCGATCCGAGCGAAGGCGGCGACTACACCGCGCTTTGCATCGGAAAGGGTCTCTTCGAGGGAATGGCGATTCAGGGATTTCTCTACAAAAAGGCGTGGTATCACGCGCTCCCTGACATGGTGCTCCGGATGAAGGCGGCGGGAGTGAAGCGCTTAGGCTTTGAGACGAACACGACGGGCGACGATCCCATTGAAAAGATTTCCGCGATGCTTCCGGAGGGGGTCGGCGTGTCGGGTAAGCGAACGACGAAGAACAAAGAGGCGAAGATCATGAACGCCGGAGCGTTCGCCCCGTTCATTCACCTTGCCAAAACTTCGGACCCAGCGTTTATTGAACAGGTGGTCAAATACGAAACGGGGGTCGAGTACGACGACGCGCCCGATTCGCTCGCGTCGCTCTTGGAATGGGTCGGCTTGATCCGGGGGAAATAGTGAACCAACATCAAATAATCCTCTGTTCAGATTGCGGAAAAGTCATTGCACAATGTCGCTGCCCTTCGTTGAATAAAACGAAAACCTTTTCCGTCTGCGAAGAGTGTAAGCCTAAACGGAAGGTGGTTCTGAGATGAACTGGTTTGATAAACTCTTTAGCGGTGCGTCTCTTGATTCGGAACTCCCGGAGATCTTCCCGTTTGCGGTCAAGAATTCCGATTTCGTTCGGACGGATATCGTCACGACGTACACGAAGATTTTGACCGACGCGATGGATCGCGTTCACGGCCTATCTGCCGAGAACGAGCGCGTACTATGGGACTCTTGCGTTCAGACCGATGCGAGCAAAGGCTTGATCACGTTGCTTTCGGAGGCGATGACGGACGCCGCGGAACTCTTCCTAGTCTACACGAAGGGAATCAACGTTCTCCGGAAAGCGACAAACTCGGAAGCTGATCAGATCCGGAACGACTACAAGCAAGCGGGGAAAAGTTCTATCGGGGTCTTCGTGTCGTTCAAGGGGTATCGGCGCACGGAAATGCTCAAGATCTATTCCGGTTTCGAATATTGCGTGGTCGCTTCGCTCAACAAAAACTTGAACGTTTCGAAGTCGCTTCAACTCAAGATTAGCAAGCTTCGGGAAACGGTCTCGCTTCAAGATGCCGCGATCGTTCGGACGCAAGCGAAGACGATCGCAACCGCGCTCGGCGCCGGTAGAGACGTCATGATGGATGCGGAGGACGCGATCGAAAGCGCGCAACCGGACACGACGACAAGCGAGAAATCGATTCTCTTCCTCGATGCGAAGCGATGTTTCTACTTGGGACTTCCCCTTTCCTACGTCAACGGCGAGCAAACGCCCGGCATCGGATCCACCGGGGAAGCCGACGCTCGCGCGGTTGAGCGGGGGTTGAAGCAATACTATCTGTCAATTCTAGAGCCGGTTCTTTCGGCGCTCTTTGCCGTGAAGACGGAATTCAAGAGCCAGGACTTCCGGCAGATCACGGCGAGCCTTGAAGTCTTGAAGGGTCTCGATTTGACGACCAATGAGTTCATGTCCACGGAAGCGAAACAGGAACTCGTTCAGCGGGTCTTCGATCTTGATCCGGAGGACGAGAAGAAAGCGCGAGCCAACGAAGAAGCGGCGCGGGCAAAGGCCAACGCAGGGAGCGACGTTCAGAAGCAAGCGCTCAACGGGGCACAACTTACGAGTTTGATCGAGGTCGTCTCGCAGACGGCGCAAGGGTTGATCCCGCGAGACTCAGCGGTTCAGATTGTGATTCAAGCTTTCCCGACCGTATCGGCGCAGCAAGCGAATCAGATCATCGGAAGCGCGGGGCGGGGTTTCAAACCGACGGTCGTCGAGAAGCCGACGCCCTCCACGGTGAAATGATGCCGATGGTTGCGGTTCTTCGGCCCGGCTATGTTTGGAATCCGCTTTTTCGTTTGCCTCGAAACATGCTCTGTCCGTGCGGTCAAACGTTCAACGGAAAGCGGAAGAAGTTAAAGCGCTGTTGCCTTGTCCGAGCCCCGCGAGCCGTGAGCGAGAAAGAAGCAAAAAAACTTCGGGAACTTTTCGAGGCCGATCTCCGTGGTTATCTTTCAACCCCGTAAAGTTCTCGACCGGATCGCACCGAAGGCGCTCGTTAAGCGTCTTGTTACAAGAGACCTGACGCTGAACCGCACCGTCTCAACCTTGCTCGCGCGTTTTGGCGTCGTTTCAAAAAAGACTCTTGAAAAGATCGCGGCAAAGGTGATTCGCCAATACGAGGAAGCTTTTGCAAAGCGGCTCGCCGAGGGGTTGAGCGAGGCGGAAGCCTTAGAAGAAACACTCGCAGGTAAAGCGCTCATGGTTCAACGGGTTCAAGGCGCGGTCGTCCAAGAAATTGCCGAAGACTTGAAAGCGAAATATCGTGGAGAACGCTACGTTTGGCTTCCGAGTACGGCAGAAGAACCGGATCCGCTCCATCAACTCAATTACGGGAAACGGTTCACGATCGGCAAGGGAGAGATGCCGGGCGACCGTTTCGGGTGTCAATGCGGGATGAAAATTTTAGTCAATGACGACGAATTAGAACTTTGAAAGGGAAACACCAATGCCGATGACGCCGGAAGAACAAAAAGCCTTTGACGAGATGAAAGCCGCCAACGAAAAATTAGCGGCGGATCTGGAAGCTGCGAAGAAGAAGCCCGCCGACGACGATGCGGACGATGACAAGAAAAAGAAGAGCGACGATGCGGACGATCTCGTCACGCAAGCTGCGAAGAAGAAGGCGAGCGATGAAGAGCACGCGGCGCAAGTCAAACGGATCGAAAGCGCGACGCGGTTCTCGCTGGGGCTTGATCGGTTCCTCACGGATCACAAGAATTTTCTCCCGTCGGAGATCGGCGAAATCGTGAAGCTTGCCGATAAAGAAAACTACGACACAACCGAGATGAAAGCCAACGCGACAAAGGCGGCGATCGTGAAAAGCTTTTTCTCGGTTCAAGAAAACGTGGACCTCCTCACGCCGAGTCAGAAAGATTTGCTTGACGGGTTTTTGAAACTGACGAAAACTGGCCGAGAAGAGAAAGCCCCGGATGTCTACGAAAACATATTCGAGCCGACGCTGGAAATGATGAAGCGCGTTCGAAAAGCGGAAGAGGTCGGGAAAGCGAATTCCGGGTTCGCCAATGAAAGCGACGTTTCCGCCGGGTACAAAGCCCGTCTCATCAGCCGATCTCGTCAAGTTCACCTCGGAGAGAAGGAGAAATAGAAAATGGGGCACGACGCAACGAAAGTTCTCATGGGTTCGACTCGATCGAACATCAAAGAGGTGACAAACCACGTCGGCGCCATCGAAGCCGGGATCGTCTGCCGCTTGAAGAGCGATAACACGCTCTCGATTGCGAAGGCTGACGGCGGGCTTTTGGGCGTGAGTCTCGGAAAGAGTCTTTCCGACACGTCGCGAACGGCCATCGCTCGGAAGGGCGTTGGTGTTCCGCTCAAGCTCACGTCGGGGTTCACGCCGACGGTCGGCGCGCAAGTCGCGATCAGCGACACGACGGGCCTCGGCATCGCCTACGGGGGCGGGACGACTTACGTCAACGCGGTTTACAAAACCGCCGTTCTCGTCGGCGTCGGCGAAGACGGACTGAACAAAGACGTGGCGCTGATTGATATGCCGGGCGGTCTGTAATGCACGACGAAACCAAAGCTCTTCTCGGCGCGGTCGAAATGTCCGGGGCCGAAGTCTCGTGTGAAACGGGCGACCCGGCAACGTTTCTGCCGGGGCTTGCCGTTCGTCGAGCTTCGACGGGGGCGCTCTCGCTTTCCTCCGGTACGCTGATCGGGGTCTCTGCCGGGCCGTCGCTGGCTGACACCGCGAAGACCGCCGTTGTTCGGGCGGGGAATCGCGTGCCGCTTCAGTTGACGGACGAGGGGGTCGCGTCGTCTGTGAAGAAAGGTGATATCACCTTTACCGCGGTGGCAAAGGGGGTTGCCGGAGATCTGATCACCGTCGCCGGGATCAACGAAGGGTCGGCGGGAGAAGAGACGGTCGAGGTTGACGGAACCGATATTGTCATCAACTTCGAAAGCACGGTCTCAACTGCCGCGCAGATCCTCGCGGCGATCAACGCTTCGGCGGCGGCGCTCGCGTTGATTTCTGCCGCGATCGATGAGGGCGACGAGGACGCGGCGCAAACGGCATTCGCCGAGGATAACTTGGCGAGCGGTGCCGACTCCTACCCTTACGCCGTGATCGGCGGCGCGGTGGAGGTCGGACCCTCAACGGGTAAAGCCGTTTCGACGGGCGGGACGGCGACGGGGGCGATCTACGTCACCGGGGAAATGACCGGCGTCAACCAGGACGGGACTGAAGTCGCGGTCGCTTTGGTTGATATGCCGGGAGGTCTCTGAATTGGCGAAGCGGAAGAAGACAGCCCCGGACCGCACCCTAAACCCGATGACGGGCCAGTCCCTTCAGACGGCGGCGGAGGCGGGTGAAGATTTTGAAGAGGAAGTAGAAGGGGTTCCGGCGGAGGTTTTGCCGGAACGGGAAACGGAAAAGCCGGTTCAACCGTTGAAGGTGCCGGGAAAATATTTGAAGCTTCAGTAAAAAGGAAAAGGAAGAGGGAAAAAAAAATGCCGACCAACAAAATTGAACTGCGAACCGTTGAGCAATTCATGAGCGATTACGTTCCGACGTACTCGCCGCTCTACCCCCTCTTTCTGGGAAAGAGCCAAGCCTACCCGCGCGAGGTCGGAAAGAAAGAATTCCGGCGCGTGCAGACGGTCGGCTCGATCCGCGGCGAAGTGATCACGCCGAAAGACACCGAGATCAAACAGGTGGCGATCATGAGCGGAAAGAAGACGTTTAAGTCTTATTTCCTCGCAAACCAGTTTCAGCTTTCAGAGTTCCAGAACCGCGAAGGGATCGAGGAGATTGTCGCGCAGGTGCTCGACGAACATCAGCGTCAAGCAGACGATCTCTTCCTCCTCGGTGAAGGGACTTCCGCCTCGACCATGATCAACAACGGTTTGTTTTGGTCGGACGACCCTAACTACACGTTGGAGAGTTCCGCCGGGATCCTCGACACGGGGGCCGCGCTTCACACGGCGGTGGTCGCCACGGCGCGGAAGGCAAACCAGGTTGCCGGGCGAAAGGTCGTAGTTCTCTACGGCTCGACGCTTCTCCCGATCTACAATTCGCTTTATGCGAATTCGTCCAAGCCGGTGAAGCTGGCTCTCGCTGAAGTGCTCGGGCCTAACTTCTCGCTCGTCGAGATGCCGGACGATTGCACGCCCGCGGGGACGAACGGATGGATCGTGGGGAATCTGGATCAGACGAAGTTGCACTACACCGTCTTCCCGGAACTTCTCGCGCAGGGATTCAATGAGGAAAAAATGTACTACTGGTCTAATTTCCTCATGGGTTCCATGATGCTGGAAGTTCTCCAGAAAGACGGGATCGTTCGTCAGCCTGTCACGATCTCCGGCTCTTAATCCGGGGGATCGCCCGGAGGGACTAAGGGCGCGACCGGGAAAGGGGGCGAGTCAGTGAGAGACTTTTTAGACGCGATCTTGACCGTCATCGGGGCCGAGTCGCTGACGACGGAGGAGTTCGAAGCGCTTGGACTCACGGTTCAGGCGTACACCGTCGAGACGTACAACGCGCTCAATGGCGTCTTGCTCGCCCGCGAAGGGATCTCGGATCAGCCGCAACGCTTGGAGCACTACTTTCTCGCGCGCGGGGTTGACCTGTCGAGCGCGGTCGAGACGGATCCCGCCCGATCGAATATTCTCATCGGCGAGGAACTTTGATCGAACTCGGGTTCAAACTGGACGGGCGGTTCAAACAACAAATTCGCGGGGCGTTCGGACGTTATCAGTTTGACGTTGGTGTACTTCGCGACGCCGTACATCGGGCGGCAAAGCCCGCGTCGGCAGGATTCTCTTTCTACGCTGGGGGGCCGGTTCGCCGCAAAGGAAGGCCGTCCTCTATGATGAACGCGGACGTCGGCGAAGCAATCCGAACTCGACAGAAGATCAACTACCTTACCGCGCCTTTGCGAAACAAGAAGAGTCGAGACATTCTTAATTTTTCGAAATCGTTCTTCAAGCTTTGTCTTGGGTCAGGACAAAAACGGCAGGTTGAAAACTACGTTCAGGCAATCGTCCGGAACCCGATCACGCGCGGAGATTACGGGCGCAACACCCGGAAGACCGCGAAAATCAAGGGGTTCAATCGGTTGCTGATTGATACGGGGCAGTTTTTCAAATCGATCGTCGCGATCACTCGGATGAAAACTCGTGTTCAAAAGTAAGTTGAAAGAGAGATTCGAGCGGATCTTCGGGTTTCCGAAGACGACTTTTGACACGCCGTCGGATCAATTCGAGCAAGAGGTACTTTTCATCTCCATTGATCAGGTGTTGAGCCGGATCTCGGAAGGCAAAGAGACCGCGCGCGTAACGGGGACGCTTACCGTGTATTCGCAACACGATAAGTTTCCCTTCGGCTACATGGCGAAGCGGATTCAGAAAGCGAATTTCATCGACACGCAGAAGTTATTTTTCTATGATTTCGAAGAAGACCCCGCCGGGTCTCCCGCGCGTGTGATGAATCTTTCGGAGAGGCGGCTAAAGTTCGTGTTTTTGTACGACTCGCAATATGATCCGAACCAGGGACAATTGACGAGCGTCGATTTCGGAGGATCTGACAGTGAATAAAATCTTACTCGACTATGTTTTTCCGATCACGTCGGTTGAACCCGTCCCCGCCGCCTCGACGCTCTTCCTGAAACAAGTTTGCGTCGTCGCCAAGCCCAAGGCAGGCCAAGAGGGGAACGTTGGCGAGGTGTACGCGTGCGACAACATGACCGAAGTCGGCGCGCGAACGGACAACACCAACGCCTTGCAGCTTTTCAACGCCGGAATGAGTCGAGTCTATGTTTTGCTCGCAACAAACCTCGACCTTGAAACTCCGCTCTCGGAAAATCTTTCCGATTTCTTCACGCTCTTGATTTCGGACGACTTCACCGACGCCGACATTGCGGCGGGGATCCTGACGGAAGGGGTCAAGGCGTCGCTCAAGGTTCAGGACATTCTCTTCACGGCGAAGACCGCCGGGGAGGACGGCAACGATATCACGATTGCTTTCGTTGACGGGTCGGCAACGGGCGATCAGGCGATTGTCGCGGTTGCGGGAACGGATATTTCCGTGGACATTGACCCGGCGGCGACGACGGCGCAAACGATCGCCGACGCTATTGAAGCTTCAACTCCGGCGTCGGCATTGGTGGAGGTGGCGGTAGATGCGGGGGATGAAACCGACGTCCAAGCGGTTGCGGCAGAAGCGCCCTTGACCGGGGGCGTGGATGAAGTGGCCGACGCCGGGGGGTTGCAGGTCGGAGCGTTTGCCGGGGTCGTCGGGATCTCGACGCAATCGGACGTCACCGCCGCGGCGCAAGCCGCTATTGCGAATCGGGCCGCGTTCTTTTCGAACGTCACGAACAAAGCGAAGAATATGTTTTTCGCGTTCGGGTCGCTTCTTTCCAATTTCGTTAACTGGCTGAACCAGCAATATATCACCGTCCCCTACGACGATGGCGTTGTTGAACTGGGGGACGCAAACGGCTTTTTCGATGATCGCGTTTCGTTCGTTCTGAGTGACGCACAATTCGGTACCCGTCTTGCTCTCTTCGCCGTCGGAGGCAAGGCTATTGCAGCGCCCTATATTCTCAAGAATCTACAGATTGACTTGCAGAGTAGGGCGCTGCAATGGATCGCTGCGAATCAACCGACGTACACGCGGAAAGAGGCGGCGCTTCTTGAAACTCGTCTTCAGGAAGACGTTGTGAATTCCTATATCGCGCGGAACTGGATCGCGGCGGGCACGGTCGCAATCACGCTCGAAAACGATAATTTCATTGCGTCCGGCGCGATCGATGTAGCGGAACCGCGGGCGCTCTGGCGGGTGTTCTCTGAACTTCGACAAACTTTGTAGAGGGGGCCGGGCATGACGTTCAAGATCTATGACTGTGATTTCGGCGTGACCATCAACGGCGTGAATTATGATTTCACGCACGTCAATTCGATCACGATTGAAGACAACGAAAAGACCCGCCTTGTGAGAGGTTCCAACGCCGGAAACAAAACCGGGCTTCCTTACAAAGAGGGGCTTCGAGATGCAAAAATCTGGACGGTCTCGGTCATCGAACTCGGAAAGGATCTCTTCAACCTTTTGCGGGCTTGCTACACCGATCAGACGCGAGTAGATTGCTACTGCATTTCACGTCCGGATGGGTCGGCCAAGATCGCGAAGAACGCCGTTCTTTCTCAGGAACCGCAACAATTGACGGTTGATGAAAGCGCCGACAGTCTTAACGTTTCGCTCGTCTTCGAGTCGTTCGACGTTTCGGAGAATCACAAGAGCTAATCCGCTATGAAGCTTCTCGAACTCAAAGGGTACAAAGCGCTTCACGCCCTGAATGGATTCAACGCTTTGCTTTTGGGTCTGAAGATGCTGCCCCTTTACATTGACACGCCCTACGAGGAGTTTTATGCCTCTTTTCTAACGAAGACCGACGCCGAGAAAGAAACCGCGCTTCGGCAAGCGCTCGCCTTCGTGCAACTTCAAAGCGACGAGATTGAAGCGCTCGCGTCTTTTGCGACGGATCCGAACGGCGTGCCGTATTCGGCAGCGAGCTTGAAGACGCTTCCGCTCGATCGCCTCTTCGACGTTCTCGTTGCCGTGTGTCAAGAGATCGGGCGCATTCGGATCTCGATCGTCACGGACACCGAAAAAAAAAAATCCCGAACTTCTCGATTGACGTCCGCGCCTGTTTTTTACGGCACCCAGAATTAGCGCTCGAAGAGATCCTGAACTTGGCGTTCGCTCAAGCCGTCCGACCGATCGGGGGGCCTGGTGTTTACTGAAGTCCTTAGAATCATTCCCCGATTAGATGAAGGCCGGACAAAAGCCGCCGAAATGAGTCTTTCCCGGCGCTTCGGGCGGGTCGCGACTCGCTTCGGGATGGGGCTTAGAAACGCGATAAAGGGGTCTGTAATCGGTCTTTCCCTCGCCTTCTTGACTAAGTTGCTCAACCCCCTAAACGAGCTTCACGACCGAATTAAGAAGCTTTTAGGGGAAACGGACGACATACGCGAGACCGCCGCCAAGTACGGGACGACGCCGGGGGAACTCATGTACCACGAGACCCGCGCGCAATACTTGGGGGTCAAGCCTGAAATTTTCGTTAACCTTTTAGAATCGTTCAGGAAAGCCGTAGAACAACGCCGAACGGAAGTAGACGAGGGGACTCGGACGACCCTCGGGAAAGATCCGCTTCTCTTCCAGGCAAACACGCTTGCCGGGTTCCAGCGGGCGTTGACGTTGATTGACGCCTTCAAAGAGACGGATCCGGTTCAGGCGCGGGCGTTCCAGCGGGAACTTTTCGGGGAAACGCTCACGGGAAGTCAATTAAAACTTCTTGACTCTTCCCGAACGGTTACCCCGCTCGGGAATCCTTACGACGCGATCACGCGCGCGAATGAAGCGACGGGGGCGGTCGGAAAGCAAGCCGACATTTTCCGAATGATGTCGGCGGTTCAGGATTTCGAAGACCGGCTTCGATCGAGTCGAGCGATTTCTGGCGAGGTAACCACGGGCGTGCTCATGAGTCAGCAGAAGGAACTCGACAAACAATTCGCCGAGCTTCAGAACTTCCGAACCCTTCAAAGCGCGGCGGAAGGGGTCGGCGCGGTGATGGAGCTTTTAACCGCTATTCGAGACGGGCTTCTCGCGATCGTGGCATGGCTCAACGATCACGGGCTTTGGATCAAGGACTTTCTCAAGTGGATCAAACCTTTTTTTTCGGCGATGGGGGCAAGGAAATAAAATGCTCGGCGGGATGTCACCCCTTTTGATTTTTCACATCGGAAGCCTTCCGCCAGGGAACGCCCTGGTTCAAGAGATCTCCGGAATTCCCTTGATCGGGGAAACGCTCGCGGCAAACTTGGCAATTCCGATTCCAATCTATCTCGACGAAAACTTAACAAAAATCTTCGTCAAAAATCACACGCTACAAATCGACATGAACGAAGAAGTTAACACCAAAGCCGACGAATCCAAGCCGGACGTGAAACAGCGCGCGATTAATTCCCTCGTGACGGTAAACATGGTAACGGTCAAAGGCTCGATCGTCGCTTCTATGCTCATCGCGATGAACGATTTGATTTTTACGAAGCTTTCGGCGAAGACCTATAGCGTGAGCTATTTGAATGGGCCGTTCATTCTCTTGAACGGTTTGATTCACGGTTTTTCGGCGACAGAAAACGAGGACACGACAAAGCTCGATCTTGTCTTTCAGTTTTCCAAGGCGGGCAAAAAAGCTGATACGATCCCGTCGATTTTCGACGTTCCAATTGCGCCCGTGAAAATCACATCCGTGGGTCCGGCGGGGTTATGACGTTTAACGCCTACAAGCTTTTCAACCGGACAGAGTTCGAAGCGTTGGGTGTCCCTTCCCGAACGCTTCACGTCAACTTGGAAAACGTCGGCGTGAAAGACGTACTCGTGACGATCGGCAACGAACTCGAGATCACTTACGAAGGCGAATTTCTGATCGTGAATTTTGCCGGGAAAAATCCGAACTCGAAAAACGGGTTCGCGGTTTGGGAAGACGAAAACGGCGACGTTTATCTCGGGATCCAGGAACCGGAAGGAGAAGCGTGAAGATCGTTTGTCGTCACGGGCACTATGGATTTTTCCCGGATTTCTCGACAGAGATCTCGTCCTTTTGCAGTTACTTCAAAGTGAGCTTGACCCGCTATGAGGATTTTTTCACCTTTCCCGGTCTTCGGGATCTCCCTCGGTATTCGATCAAGGGAAAGGTTTACGCCGACGGGCTTCCGGCGGTTGTGAACTTCGAGGGGTCGCCTTGGGCGGTCATGCTCGCGAACTCTTGGGTCTATTCGCTCGCGCTCGGACGGCTTGTCCCCCGCGCTTCAATCACGATCGAGACCCGGCTTCTAGGGGCCGGAGATTTCTCCATCTGCCCCGTTCCGCTGGTTCAGGCGGGGGCGCTTGTCTCGACGGGGAAACGGATCGTTGACTATCTCGGCTTTTTCGCTGACGATTATCAGCAACTTCGAATTTCCGAGGCGGGCCTTGTCTAAAACTATACTCGCGACGTGTCAGAATGGAATTGTAACGGGGGACGAAACTCCGATCGATGGCGCGCACATCTTTTCGGAAGGTGTTGCAGAAAGCGAAGGCGTCGCGATCTTGGACGCCGACAAAGTTTTCTATTTTGCGAAGACCTCGCCGGACCTGAAGACGACGCTCGAAAAGCTTATCGCCGTTCTCGGTCAAATTTCGAGCGGGATCAATTCGCTTGACACGCGCGGCTTTTTGATTGGTGCAACTGGGGCGGTCGTCGGTCCTCCGGCATTGTCGGGGACAGTCTCGCAGATCAACACGATTAAGAGTCAGCTTGAAACGCTGAAGGATTCGCTCAAATGAATTTAGATATCGTGACGGTTCACGACGGGGACGATATCGGGCTTGCGGTCTCTGACGTTCCAAAAGCCGCGAACGTTTTGTCGGTTCAGATTGGCGCGCTCGAATACGCGCCGGACTTCGGCGTCGATTTCGAGTTTTTCCTCCGGGAAGGTTTGCAATTTCAGAACGAATCTTTCAAGGCGTATCTGGTCGAGCGCTTAACCCGGCATCAAATCAACGTTTCAGACGTGACGGCGCAAGTGAACGCGCTTTATGAGAAGTTAACCCTCTTTGTCGGCGACGCCGCGGGAGATGCGAAAGGGCTAATTCGATGAGCTTTTCGTCACAGAACGGATACACGCCGGTTTCAGTTTCCGAAATCGTGGATTTCATTCGGCTGAAGGTAAACGAAGTTTTCGGGACGGATTACGCCGAGGCAGATTTCATCGGAACAAACTGGTATCGCTTCGCCTATGTCATCATTCAACGGATTCAGGCCGGGGAAATCAAAACCTCCGAGATCTTTACGAAACTGCAAAGCTACATCGCGCTCACGAACGAACGGATTCAGCGCCCCTCAGTTTCTTATCCGGGCCTGATCGATTCCTTCGGCGCAAACGGGTTTCTTGTCGCTGTCAAGAAAAATGAAATCGGGGACGCAGGGAAGTTGAGCGTTTGCGTGGACACCGACGAGACCGCCGACGACTACGCCGCAACCCGGCTCGAAATCTGCACCCTTTTGAAAGACTTCGTAGCCGCGGGTACGGTCTTCACAGGGACGGAAACTGAAAGCATTACGCTCACCAACGGGCAAGCGTTTGATTTCAAGTTTCACCTTCCGAATGAAATCCCGGTCTTGATCCGGTTGACGCTCACCGTTTCTGAAAATAATTTACTGTTGGTTCCTGACGACGAGACCGTCCGGGCTTTGCTCTATGATCGGCTTCGCGCGATGTATCGCGTCGGTTTGAACTTTGAGCCGCAACGCTACTTCTCGACAGCGCAAGCCCCCTTTGCGTCGGTGGTCACGCTCGAATGGTCGGACGACGACGGGGCGAACTGGTACGGCACCGTTTTCGACGCCGACTTTGACGATAAGTTCACTTTTGATTTAGACGATTTGCAGGTGATTTTCGCTTGACCCAATTTTTCAAAGAGACCGACGCGCTCGAAAGGCGGGTCGCCGAAGTCTTCGAGCCGATTCAGAACCGGATTAGTCTCGATCGTGACGCGTTCTATGCGGGGGCAAACACGGCGGAACCTTTGGGCGACGTGTTCCAGAATCTCGACGCTGACCCCCTCGCGCGGGTGCTCGCGCCGGACGTTTACCGCAATTCGTTCCCCGCGATTCACGATCTCTTCACCCGTCCCGGAACGTTTGAGTATTACCTTTCTGTATTTCGGAAAATCTTTGGTTCGAACGTCGTCGTCGAGTTCACCATTCCTTCTCCGGGGGTCTTGAATATCAACGTCGAGGCGGCGGAGTTGGAGCTTGCGGATTTCCTCGCGCGGGAGATCGTCGCCGACGAGTACGTCTATCACGAAGTCATGGATCAGGACGGGAACAATATCGTTTTTCAGGGTCTCTTCGGGATCAAGACGCAACCGGAAATGGATCTCTTGATTAATGAACTTGCTCCCTCGATCATCTACACGACTGCAACGTTGGTGATTTCCTAATGGCACAAAAAACAATACCCGAACTGAATCCGATTTCAGCGCTTGAAGATAATTACGCTTTCCCGCTCGACTCGGGAATTCAAACTTACAAAGTCTTTTGGTCCACGATCAAAGAGTTTATCTGGAATCATGTCATCAGTACCTTTACCGCGCTGACGACTCCGGCGGGAACGGACTTGATCGGCGTAGAACTCGGGACGGGAGTCAACGCTGGAAAGATCCGGAAAGTCACGCTCGCCGATTTGAAAACCTTCATCTCTGAAAACGCGGGGGTTCCGATTGGGGGTGTAATCGGGTTCTTCGATTTCAACGGGTTGCTTTCCTATAACCCAAACGTCTTTACTTTGATTCGGGGGCAGACGATCAGTGACGTCGCGTCCCCCTTGAACGGTCTCGTTCTTCCGAACGTGACAGGGCGGGCGTTGATTGGGTACGGAACGGACGGGGGCACGGATCAAGCCTCCGCAACATGGTCTATTAATCCCGTCGGAAACTCCGGTCATACGATCAATACTTCGCACGTTCACTCACTCGCTACAGGTTTCGCGAAGATTTTCCAACACGCCATAAACGGAACTTTTGGGGACACCGTTTCTCTTGCTCCGGCGTTTGCTTGGCATTCAACGCTAAAGATGAGAGGGGGGGTTTTCAGCGGCGGCTTTGACGTGACAAGCTGGGAGGGGGATCCGTCAACTTCGCGTCTGGGCGGCTTCGGCTTAGGGGGAAACAGCGGCGCCGCAGGAACGACCGCGTTAGATATTCGGATGCGATCGATTCGCGTTCGTTGGCTCTTGAGGTACAAATAGACATGAACGCAACCGATCAGATCCGGCACAAGATTCAGAGTGACCCGGTTTTCAAGAAGCACGCGATCTATTTCGTTCACTTGAATGGAAAAGTAGAGCGACGAATTTCGACCGGGATAATGGACGACGGAAAACGAGTTCCCGGAGTTCTAAGTTGGCGGGACGAAAACGGAGTCTTTCACGTTACTGCGATCAATAATTATCTTGAGATCTATTTTGACGAGATCCACCGCGATATGGTCGAGGCCACTTTTGAAGAAATTCAAAAGAAATGCTTAGAGGCGGAAGCGGGAGAAAACCATGGCGGGTAAACGGATCGCAGAACTTCCCGTTCGTGGGCTGTTTGACTCGGCCTGCAACTTGCCCGTCGAGCCGGTTCCCGCCGAAGACCCCGACGTCACCAATCGCGTTACCGCAGAGCAAGTTTCTGCCTTCGTCAACGCGCGACCGTTTACGGGGGTTCTTCGTAACGTAGGCTTGGCGGCGAGCGCAGATACGGGAGCGCTCACCATTGAGCTAAAGCAGACGGACGGGGTAACCGATCCTTCCGCCGCGTCGGTCCATTCGGTCGTCGAAGCGATGTTTCGCCCGGAAGTCCCGACCTCGGGCGCGCGTGAGAGGCTTGTTTTCGATGAGCCGTTATCAATCACAATCCCTTCCGGCGCGACGTTAGGTTTTGAGAACGGCGAAGATGCGAAAGTCTTCGTGTATCTGTATCGGTCGAGTGACAGCCGGGGGCTGGCCGTTTGTTCCGAGTGGAAAAACCCCGAAGAGCCGCACGCGCTCGTCACCATCTCCGACGCCGCCGACGAAGACGGCACGATCTATTCTGACGCGTTCGACGGCGACGCGGGCTTAGTCTGTATCGGGTACGTTCAGGTCTCGGCGATTGCAACGGCGGGAACGTGGACGACTCCTGACCTCCTCTTTGCGGGCGAGCTTCGCGGAACGCTTCCGGTCTCTGCCGGGTTTCAGAATCCGGCAACCGAAGACTTGACGCTTGGCGCGTTCAATCTCTTGCGATCCGGTAGCAATGGTGTTTGGAGCGTTCTTCCTTCTGCCGGAGTTGCCGGGATCGAAGCGGCGATGGAAGCGGCAGCGGCGGCGGGCGGCGGCGAGGTTCAGCTTGCGGGGGTCTATGATATCGATGAAGCAATCTCTCCCGCGATTGCCGGTTTGAATGGGGTAAAGCTCAAAGGCGCGAAAGGGACGGTTCTACTTCACGACGGGTCGGGGACGTTCCCGATTTTGAGCTTGAACTTTTCCGGAAGTCCAGTTGCCATTGACGCGCTTGCTGCGACAGATACGGAATTCACGACGACAACGCCGTCCGACGCTTCGCAATTTGCCGTGGGGGATGCGGTCAAGTTTGAAGGGGCCGGAGAGGGAGATTTCGAAGAAGGGGAAGCAAACGAAGTCGCCATCGCGGGGAACGGGACGACGGGCGTCGTCGGGCTTAAATTTCCGATCCGGCGAGCGATCACGGGGGTAACGGCTCGGCGGTTGCGCGACGGGAAAAATATCGAGATCGAAAATATTCGTTTCAGTATCGCTTCGCCGATTGAAGAGCCTATCGCGGTTTTGATTCAAGGTTCTCGGAATTGCGTGATTCGGAATTGCGTCGCCGACTCTTTCCAATATGACGGCTGGGGAGCGTTCAATTTCAATAACGGCTGGGGAAACCTCGTCGAATATTGTCAGGTCGCCGACGTTTCCGGCTACGGAATCCGCTTAACGGGAGAGTTCGAAAGTGACGTTCGAAATTGCTCGATCGTGGGGTGTGATCGCGGCGTTGGCTTACTGACCCGCTCTCATGATAGCGCGATTGAGTTTTGCCGGATCACCAATTGCGAAAAGGGGATCCTCATTGACGGGTCAAGCGGATCTGTAACCCGTCGAGTCCGAGTTTCTAGGAATAAGATTTCTGAAATTCTCCTCCAAGCGATCCAAGGCTTTCAGCTTCGAAACTCCGATATCTGCGACAATATGATTGATCGCGCCGCGCAAGGCGGGCCGGGAGAGATCGCGATCGACATTTCGGGCCATGTTCGGAGTGTGAAGGTCGCCGGGAATCACATCAAAGCGAGTCGGATTGGAATCGTTCTTTTCGGGACGGCGGGGGAGCTTTGTTCTTCGATCATCGCCAATAACGTCATCGAAGAATCACACGGGGGCGTCCCCGCGGCGGAAGGGATCAACTCCGGCGGCGACGGAAACTTAGTCATCGGGAACGTCGTTACGGCCATCGCCGAATGTTGCATTGCTGCCGGGCAAGGATCACACCAAGTCATCGCGAATAACGTTTGCATCGGTTCCGTCACGGCGGGGATCGAAATCTACGCGACGGTTTCTGATTCGTTGATCACGGGGAACGTCATGCGGGACAACGCGACCTATGCGATTTTGCTCGCAAACACCGTGACGGAAATGCTGGTTTCAAACAACGTCCTAGGCGGCGGCGGCGTGGCCGACGGCGGAAGCGCGACGAACATCTTCATAGGAAACAAACCCTAATGGCCGGAAAATACGTCACCCCCGAAGAACTTTTGACCCTCGAAGGGATCGAAGACAACGTTCAAGATCAACTCGACGCCAAGGTCAATAACGCCGACTTTGAAGACGGCGACGTGACGGCGAAACTCCTGACCGGATTCGAAAGCGGGGCCGGGGGGGTACTCGTCACCGACTCGATTCTCTCCGGAATGGAAAAACTCGACGGCAACATTGGGGCCGTCGGGATGGCGTCTCTTCCGAAAGCCGCCGACGGATCGGCGTCGGAAACTTTGGACGAGCACGCCTTCTTCCGGTCGCAGATCGCCGTTGAACTCACGCAAGTTTCGTTCCTGCCTGACAACACGCTGACGGCTGACGATACAGACTTTGCGACGATCAACGTCTATTCGCGCGACTCCAACGGAACAGATCAGGAACTTTTAGCCTCGGTCACAACGGAAGACACGGGCGGGTCCGGCGATTGGGTCGCCTTCAAGCCGGTCGCGCTCACGATCGAGAACGCATTGGTGAAAGCAAACCGTGTGGTCACGGTGGAGATTGAGAAAGCGGGTTCCGGCGTAGTGATCCCGAAAGGAACGCTTCAGCTTCGATTTAAGACTTTCGTTGATCCGGAAGATATCACCAGGGCGTCGTTCGCGCTTCTCATGGATGAAGTGAGCGGGAGCATTACCGATGCGGTCGGCGGGGTGACGCTCATTGAAAATAATACGCCGAATACCTTCGGGGTCACGGGCGGAGGGCCGGGCTATGACCCTGGCGTTCAAATGGCGGCGACTGCTGGGGGCTTCCGCAAAGCCTATAGCGCGGGCAACGACCTCGGCGTGGATCTCGACACAGGAAGCGGAAATCTTCTCCTTCGGTGTCGTCTCGACACGCAAGGAATCGGGACGGGAAAGCTTCTTTTTTGCACAACGCTTGTCGGAACCGGACACGCCGGGTTTTGCATTCGAGCAAACTCTAGCGGGGGCGCGAGCAATTCCGGGCTTTTGTTAACGCTCATGGCGCAAGACGAGTCTTTCGTCACGACGGGATGGTATGGAAACGAAGTCGGCGACGCAATGTGGAACGGCGGGGTTCACACCCATGAATTCCAGATCGATCGAGTCAACGGCTTGGTCCGCCTCTATACCGACGGGATTTTACAGGGTCCGGCGGATCCGGCGGGAAGCGATAACATTTCATCGCTCGCGGGAAAATCCCTTTCCCGAAACGGCGACGGGATCGGCCTCTGTTCCGATTCGCGCGCGGGAATCGATTTGAATCTTCCCTTCACGGTTTGGTTTGTACGGGTTAAGAAAACGGTTGTTTGAATCAGCGGGGGTTTCGCATGAAAGGGGCCGCAAGTGAAAGGGGGGTTGATTCTATGGCGGGAATGGCAACTTCTTGCGGCGAGACGTGCCGTTGTCGAATCTGTAAAGGAATTTCCTTCACACTCTGGGATCGCGTGCCCGAACTTCCAAGAGATGTTGGGCGTTCGGCTTCTGTCGGGGGATCGGTGCGGCGCGAACCTAGTAGATACTCGGTTCTTATTTCGCCAGGACGAAGATGAAAGGCGACTCGTCCGATGCGAGGTCTGCGGTTTTCGCGGATGCAAGATCACGGGCCGCGACGGTCTCGGCGAAGTTCACCCGCGCGGGTGCGCGTGCCCCCCGACCTCAACAAATATCACCATTCCGTGTGGAACGCTCTTAGAGCGCGTTTGGTTCTGTGACAATTGCGGCGAGTTTTGGTGTAGGCCAGAAAGCATTTTCGGGGGCGCGATGTGAAGCATGAAACCGAGACAGAAAGCGAAGATCGGGGGCGAGGTTCGGGAGATGAACCGCTGGTCCATTTCCGTGAATCGCATCTTAGAGCGGCACGGGCCGGGCTTGCTGGCTGGGGCATTGTGGGCCTCGTTACTTTTCTCGGCGGTTACGCTCTCACTGTTACTTGGGGTTCTATTGAACGCCAAGGAGACGCAATTACAGCTTTACGAGATCAAGCAAACGACCGCGTTCAACGACTCGACGACCGACAGGGCGAATATGAAAAGAACGCCGATCGAAGAATTTCCCGCCTCGAATGGATCGTCGCGCGGCTTCAGAAGCTTCTCGAAGACTAAGTAAATGCCGACGCTTTCGAAAAAATCTTTCGATCAGCTTCAGACGTGTGATTTTCGACTTCAGCGAATCGTCGCGATCGCGATCCGGGTTTTCGACTTTACAATTCTCGAAGGTCATCGCGGGAAGGAACTGCAAGACCAGTATTTCCGGGAAGGGAAGACGAAGCTTCCGTTTCCACTCGGGCGGCACAATCAAAAGCCGTCGCTGGCCGTTGATCTGGTTCCGTTTCCCGCCCCTAAGACGCCGGAAGAATGGGCGAGTCAAGAAACCGCGCTTCGCTTTCACCTTCTCGCCGGAGTCATGAAGGGGGTCGCCGTCGCTCTAGGCTACCGGATCCGCTGGGGCGGGGACTGGAATCAAAACAATCTTTCCAGTGACGAGCGATTCAAAGACTTTCCCCATTTCGAAATTGTGGGCTAAACTCCGAGGCACTATGGTTGCCATTCTAAAAAAGCTCTTCGGAAGTTCAAAGTTCTGGGTCGCGGTCATCGGCGGCGCGATCTTAGGGGGGATGAATTACGCCGGGGTCGAGCCGGAAACGCAGACGAAAGTTGTCGCGATCATCTCGACGCTTCTCGGCGCAATGGGTCTCGCTGATCTCGGGAAGAACGCAAAGACGACGCCCCCGGCGAAGTGATCCGGACTCTTCTCGATATCGTCTTGCTCATTCTTCCGGTTGTCATTGAATGGCTTCAACGGAAGAGGACGCCGGGCGAGAAGGCCGTGGATTACGTTCGGAAGCAAGACGCGGAAAGGATCAAAACCTATGAAGCTTTGCAGGAGTCTACCGGAGAGAAAGCGACGCGGCTTTCGTGGGATCGCATCCGGCTTGTCGGCGCTCTTGCTCGTCACCGGGTGCGGGGCAAAATATCTGAACCCCGACCCGGCGAACCGAATGTATCGAATGGCGGAACTTAACTGTCGGCAGATCGGGACGGAGTTCCGCTGCGATATGCCGCCGGGGTCCGTGATCCTCGAGGACTTTTCAATCGTGGGCTTAGGGTTGTATCAGGCGCGGGAAGATGCAATCTCGGCGTGTATCGAGAACCTGACCGACTGCCGGAACGCGTGCGACCCGGATCTCCGGGACTAAAGCACTTCTTGTAACAGACGCCCCATAGGGGCGCGCATCGCTTTATCGAAAGCGCTTTCGACACCGAAAAGCTGATTCGAAATTCCCCTGAGCGCGAGCTTTTCTTCTTCCGTCTCGCCGTAACGGTGAAGATTATACGACCAAAAACGAACCTTTCTGAGCGCTCGACTGATTTTAGCGTAGTCGTCTTTGCTTTGTTTGAGTGTCATTTCCGATACCTCGTTTCGCTCCATCCTTCGACCTTGACCGGCAATCCTTCAGCCCATGTCGGGGCTTCGCTCATGGTGTGAATGAACTCTTCCGTTGATCCGTCCCCCGCCTTCCGCTCGGCGACGATTTCGTCATGAACGGCGAGCACGGGGCGGCTCACCCGGCGCGCTTCCAGGCGCGCGAGCGCCTCGAAGAGAAGATCGGCAGAGACCGCCTGAACGACGTTTTCGGCGAGCTTTCCGCCCCATGTCGAGACGCGCCCCCATTTCTTCGAAGGGTTGAGCGTTCCCATGTACGACAGAACCCGCCGATCGCCGTAGAGCCCCCGGTCACGCTCAACGCGAGGGTCGAAATATTTGAGCTTCCGCCCGCTCGGAAGCCCAATGTAAAGCCAACGGGATCCGCTCGAAAACGAAAGCCTTCGTAATGAATAGACTTTTCCGGGATTGTCCATAGCAAGGAACGCCCCTCGCTCAAGTACGCCCCAAAAGGCCGGAATCGGGGCGTGTAGTTCCCGGTACGCGCGCACGGCGGCGCTGGCAAGGTCAAGCGTGATCTCGATCCCGTACCGGGCGCACGTCTCTTGAAACTTCTGCCCCCCGACGCCGATCCCGTACCCCGCCCCTAAGACAACTTGTTTTCCGAGTTGCCGCTTCTGAAAGGCGTCTTTGTCCCCGTTTCGATGCCGGACGGTCAATTCTTTAGCGCTCACGTTGAAGATATAGGCCGCCATAGCGATATAGAGGTCATCCCCGCCCGCAAGGGCGGCTAAACCTTTTGCGTGTCCTGCAAGCCAAAATAACACGCGTACCTCGATCGTCGCGAAGTCGCCTACGTCTAAAACATGGTGCGGTGCGGCAACAATGGCGCTCCGGAGGGTCGAGGCGAAAAGGTCCATTGGCGAAGGAAACAACGCGTCAATTGCATGGCGATCCCCCGCCCGGATGAGATCTACACCAACTTCAACGTCGGCTTGCGGAAAAACGGTCTTGAAAAGGTTTTGAGGTTGCAAGCCCGTCCCCGATTGCCGCCCGGTATGCGCGCCGAAGAAGATCGTGTTATCGCGCGCCCGGCCATCGGATCGGGATCGAATCTCAAAGGCACGAAACTTTGCTGTAGAGGACCGGGCGCCGTTCTGTCGAAGTTCCAAGAGCCGACGCGCTCGCACTGACAGTTTTTTCGCGAGTATTTCGTGAAGGTTTTGTGAACGAAGAGTGAGAACGTTGACCCCCTCCCGCTCGGCCAGGAACTTCAAAAGCGCCGCCGTCTGCCGGGTCGAGGCGAGTTCACCATGGGTAAGCTGCGCGGTCTCGGCGTCGTATTTCCGGGTCTCTCGCGCGATCAGTTTCAGCGCGTTCTTGACGAAGCGCCGATCAACTTGAAACCCGCGGGCGTTTATCCGTTGATCCAGGAACCAAAATTTCCGCTCAACCGGATGAAGCGGAGGGAGTGTTAAGAAAAGCTCGCGCGTCACCTCGACGTCACGGCGGCAATACTGGATCAGCCGGGCGAGTCGTTCCGGGTCGTCGTAGCGCGTCGAGGGGTCTTTCTTCGAGGGCTTCTTCGGCTTGCTCAATTGCAACATGAGCCGATGACCCGCGGCGTCCTTTTGGTGTTTGAGACCGAGCGCGAGCGCCGCGCCGTCTAAACTTCCCGGCAGACCGTGCGACCGGGCGAGCGCCGCCGTACAGATCCACCGGGAGAGAGGAACGTCTAAGCCTAAGACGTTCTGACAAATGGCGCGCTCGAATCCGGCGTTATGAGCGACGAAGAAAAACCGGGGGTCTTGCGCGAAAGGGGCAAGGTCGAGGAGGAGGTGACCTTTCACCGCCCTCTCGCGCAAGACCGAGCGCGATCCCGAAACGTATCCTGTGCAGAGAATTTCAGTTGACGGGTGAAGAGAATACTCTTCCGCCCCGCATTTCCGAAGATCCGCTTCCGAATACGTTTCGAAATCGAGGACCAGGAAAACCGGCTCACGGGTAGTATTTTGCGAAATACTTCCGGGCACGGTCTCCCCCGACGTACACTTTTCGAACGTTGTCGCTCTCTGTGTTATCGCCCGCGAGAACGTTCTGGAAACACGCGGCGTTTGCCCCCCGAACCGTGTAATTGTTCGGGTTCGCGTAATAGTGAAGCGTTTGCTCGGCTTCGCTCAATTGGTCGGAAAGCTCTTTGATCTTTCCCCGTAAATGTTGACCCTCTTCGGCGAGTCGTTCCTTGTGTTCATCGATCATCGCGCACCCCTCTTGTCGGTCTTTTTCGGCGCTAACGTAATGAGCGACTGGCAATAAGGACAGACAAGCCATTCCGGAATTTCCTGCTTCTTAGGTTTCTTGTGTTCATCGATCATCGCGCGTCCCCCGGTTTGAGCGTCCGAAAGCACGCCCGGTAACTCGGAAATTCCCGAAGGGAATAGACAAGCCCCCGATCGGTCGCCTTCACAAAGACGGGCGTCGTCTTTTGTTTCTTGGCGAGCGCCATGAACATGATCAGCGCTTGATCCGGGTTCTTCGGCGCGCCCTTTAGGTTCGCCTTCTCGTAGGGTTCCAGTTTCTTGCGCACGTTAAAAATCCTCGTCTTCGCCCGCGGGCTTGCCCGTCTCTTCCGCGAAGTCGTCTCCCGCCTCTTTCACATCGAACACGTCCGTTTCAAAACCCCCGAAGCGTTCGCCGTCGGCGACCTTCTGAATCTGGTTGACCAAAAACCGAACGCCGAAGTTTTTCCCGAAGGCGTAAGGCCGCGCGAGAAGTTGCGCGATGGCGTAGCAACCGCCGTAAAACTGATCTTCCCCAATGGGGCGACCCGCGAGATCGACGACTTTCGGCGGGAACTTCTCGCCGCTCTTGGCCGTAACAAACCACTTCCCGGCGTAGCCGTCCATAGGTTCGCCGTCTTTGCGAACGCGGGCGTTTCCGTCCTTGAAAATCGGGTTCGCAAAGGTCGGCCATTTCGCTTTGTTCTCGCCCCACTGGTCAACTTTTGCGTTCGCAACCGCCTTCGCCATCGAAACCGTTTGGATTTTCTTTCCCGTGTACGGCGTTTTAAAGTCGTCTTTTGACTCGAAAATCATGTCAAGCGAGAAAGTTTTCGTCGCGCCTTCCGCGTCTTGAAACGCGCGAGCCTTGAAGACGCTCGGGAACGATACGCGAAACTTAGGCGTGACCACCATGTGCCGCTCTGAATTGACTCGAATAATCCGCTGGTTTGAGTTCATCTCTTCCCTTTCTCTGTTCTGATTGTTTTGGTGTTTTGACTGACTTTGCTTTCCCCGTCGGTCGTGTCAAAGACGAGCGCGGGTGTTACTTCTCCGCGCGGGTCCGTCGCTTTGACAAGCGTCGTTCCGCTCGACACGCTCGACGTGAACTTTTCAAGGAAGGACTTCGCGTCCTTTCCGATTCGTTTTTCCAGTTGTGCCGGAGATAGAAATTCCGGTTCAGAGAGAACCTTCTTTCCCCAACGTTTCCGCGCGGCGGCTTCCGCTTTCGGTAACCATGCGCGGGTTGATCGCTTGTGAACCAGTTTATACCCCTCGATCCGCTCGCCCCGTTCCGCCCGCAAAAAGGCTTGCGTGCGAACTTCCGAGATCCATGTTTCGATCTGGTCACACGCCGGAAGAATCTTTGAAAGCGCCGGAACGCTTAACGCTTTTGGGTCCGGGGTCGCCTCGACGCCGTGCTCAAGATCGAAGACGACACCCGCCTTTGCGATGGCTTTCGTCGAGATCTCCGGACAAATCGACGCCGCCGGGCAAAACTTGCACCATTCCCCCGCAGAAAGGGGGGCTTTCGGGGCTTGCGTTCGCTGGGCCGCGGCTTTGATTTTCTCCTCAAATCCCGCGAGCGCTTCGACGGGGAAATTGATTTTTGAAAGCCCGTTCTCTCCGGCATCCCATATGCGGGGCTGAATAATCGCGAGCGTGACGGTCTCAAAGTTGAAATCGAACATTCGCGCGACTCCGGCGGCGTAGCTCATGAGTTGAGGATTCACTTCCCCGTTCTCTTCCTTCACACCGACGGCGACCCCTGCCCCGTACTTGAAATCAATCGTCACAAGCTCGCCCCATTCTTCGACCCATGAGGCATCAAGCGTGCCTTTCATTCCGGGGAAGAGGTGGGACAGCGCCACCGAATGCTCGCATAGAAGCTTGGCGGTCTGCGACGGGCGAAGCGCTCGAATGGTGTTGACCGCTTTGCTGACGTGCTCGACCATCTCTTTCGGCCACGCTTTCAGCGCGCTCTTTTCCGCCTTCTTTTGCGCGCCTAATCGCCGAAGAATGTATTCGAGACAGCGGTGCGCCCGCGTCCCCTCGGCGGCGTATTCCGAGGGGACGGGTTTCGGGGCTTTTCGAGCAAGCGCTACACTTCCGGGACAATTCATCCATCGGTGGGCGTTGCTCGGAGAAAGCTCGGAGTGAACACTCATGACTTTTTCAGCAACGCGAGGAGGGGTTTCACGTCAGCCGCTTTCAAGCGCGTAACCGTCGGCGCAAACTTCCGAAGCATCTTAACGGCTTTTTCTCGGCCGTGCTTCGCGGAGAAGGCGTTTAGGCCCGCCTTGACCGTCGTCAATTCCTTTTCGGAAAGGCCTTCTTCCGCTTCGTCTTCCTCGATCTCTTCGTCGTCGTCTTCGATTTCGTCTTCTTCATCGATCTCGTCGGTGACGTCCGATTCAGCGACCTTGGGCGGAGTCTTCTTCGGCGTCTGTTTTTCTTCTTCCTCGTCGTTGTCAAAATCTTCCTCGTATTCGTCAGGCATCACTTTCTCAGAGATGATCGCCGTTTTACGGGGCCGTCCGCGCTTTGCCTTCGGCGCTTCTTCTTCCGCCGCCGGAGGTTCGACTTCCGTTTCGAGGTAGTCGGCGAGAAGATCCACGATTTTAGCCAATAGGGTTTTGAGTTCCGGGGTCATAGTGTTCGCTCTCTCTTTCGTAATAAGGTTTCCATTCTCGCCCGATCAATCGACCCAGCGAGCACGACATACTGAACCAGAATTGATTTAGCCTGTCCGATACGGTGCGCGCGATCCGCCGCTTGAACGTTCTCGCCGTCGGTCCAAGAGAACTCGACGAAAAGAACGCGCGAAGCTTTGTTGATAGTGAATCCCACGCCACAAGCCCGGATATTGCCTAAGAATAACCGCCGGTCAAGATTATTTTCGAACTCGGAAACGAGACTTTGCCGAAGGCTCACGGGCGTTTCCCCCGTAATGACGAGCGGTCGATACTCGGCAAGCGCTTCGGCCAGCCCCGCGATCACCGCGCGATGAGTCGCAAAGATCAGAAGGTTTTCGTCGGTCTCTTCGAGGAGACTTTCCAGGTACGGAATGACGTATTTGAGCTTGTGTTTTCCGAGGAGTCGGAGATACGTCGCCAAGTGCTCATCGGTCGCGCCGATCTTGCCTTGCACGACGTCTTCCGGGCTGTAG